GTTGCGGATGGGTTTGCAACACCGAAAACTGACTGCATTTTGTTTGCGGTCAAAGTGTTGTAAGAACCTTCTTTAGAAAGATAGGCAAGGACTTTAGATTTTGTAGACATAATATCTCCATGATAAAAACGAATCGCATTAAAAAAATTATCTGAGAGGCGACTCATCTCTCAAATGATGTGTAATTATAACATAAAAAAAATAGTGTGTCAACACTTTTACAGGTAAATAAGTAAAAAAGACCCATCGTTGCCGATGGGTCAAGTGCCGAATAAATTAGTTTTTAGAAAGGAATATCTTCTTCCTGTTCTTCTTCCTGAATTTCAGGAGCCATTGTTTGTGTCATCAGAGTTTCAGTATTTGCACCCGCATCAACTTTGGTATACAAATCTAAGAATGACATTTTGGTATCGGTGTCAAAACGATTCAGGCATAACTCAATCGATTTCATCTTGTTACCAAACACACCATAAGTTTTGATAATGTGAACTAAACGGCGAGTGGAAATCACTTCATCAAGGCCACCATCATCAAATGTTTTACGAATAACATCAGCCCAAGTAACAAGTTTCTCGGCAAATTCATCATCTGATTTACCAACAGCAGTCAATTCTTTTTTCAGAATCTTGCGTTCAATGTTAATTGGAGGCCATTGTTGTTCGTAGGTATTCAAGAATCGTTCCAAGAAAGCTTCGTTCAATACGTTAGTGAACATATAACGGCCATCTTCTGAACCTTTGCCTTTAGTATTGGCAGTAGCTACGATTGTGAAGCCTACAGCAGGATAAACAATCTCATTCTTTTTCTTCAACAAGAATGGTTTGCCTTCAAGAACACGTTGCAATGAGGAAAGGTTCTGAGCACCATAATCAATTTCATCAATACACAAAACTGCACCTTGACGAGCCGCAACAGTAACAGGACCATCACGCCATTCCATTTGACCATTAATTAAAACATAATTGCCAAGTAAATCACTTTCATCGGTTTCAGGTGTCATTGATACACAAACGAATTTGCGTTTTGCTTTGGCACAAGCCTGTTCAACAGACATTGTTTTGCCATTACCAGAATTACCTGTAATGAAGATTGGGAAGAATTGATTTGATGAAATGATATTAATCAAATCATCATAGTGTCCGAAAGGAACATAATTTTTGTAAACTGAAGGAACTAAATTTTCAGTTTCGAGTTGTGTAATAACACTAGTAATTCGATTACCAGTTTTCACTTCTTGTTTTGGCATTTGAATAACCTGTGCTTGTAAATCAATTGTTGTAGATTGTGAAACGGATGCCGATGAAGGCACTTTATAAACACCACGTTTCTCACGATTGGCTAAATCATTAGTGAACCAATACGGATGAGCGATTTCTTCTTTATCGCAGATTTGTTTAATTTCTTCGAAAGTAACATTTTGTTTGCCAGTAGCAATCAAGGCGGACATAAATTTTTCTTTCACTTCAGCACGCTTACTCATAATATAAAAACTCCAATTTCAATTAAGATAACACCATTATAACACGAAACCATAGCCTTGTCAACCAGTCTGTTGCACAAAAACAACAAACTAGGAGGCAATGCCTGCAATGAATTTCGATACCAGAACACGGTTCACTTGCCGCTTTTTATTGAATTTCATAAAAGCATTTTTCAATTTGTTAGCGGTAAATTTACCATCGATTTCAATTGATTCACTTTCAATTTTCAAATCTTCACCAGAAGGTAAGAGGTAAAAACGATTGTAGCCTTTGTTGTAAGATTCAAGGAATTTATCCTTCTTAACTTTTGCAGCCAAATTTTTCACTTCGTGACAAACGTATCCTTTGTTGACACCTTCACCTTTTTCATTTTTGTATTTTTGCATAATGTCATTATACAATCTACGGCGAGATTTAGAAGTAATAAAGAAACCAAAAATGCGAGTACCAGTTTTCTTTTTCAACCATTCAAATGCTGCTTCACGCAAGGCTTCACCAGGATAGATAACTTCAGGATTTAATTTCATTTGAAACTTGATACTGTCATCAGCAATAATAACATTCTCACGGGTATGAGACCAACCTTCCCATGAAACATTACCTCTGTTCTCATCATACTTCAAATGGTAACCACAACTATCGGCATCACCATCGTGTACAACAATCAAATTCACGATATCAAGGTTATTTCTCATTTTGAATTTACTAATTGCAGGTTCAATTGCAAAAATTGATTGAATCAGAGGAGTCATACCAAGACCTTCTGAATGTGGAATAGTAAATTTTGGTCTATCTAAAGAGTATGCATTAGCAAGAAGAATCATATTCTTAACGCAACGATTATAATCTCCAGTTTTCATTGTAGAATTCAAATACTCACGCAAGTAAGCACCTTCAAATTCCATCTCACCAGCTTTTCTACTGAAAGCAGGAGTCATTTTTTCTTTATCAAAGACCGCATCGGTTACATCCATACGGCGACCATGGTCATAATCACTAAAACTATAAACAACAAAAGGAATATTCACTTTACGGCAAAATGCGGTCAGAATCAAAATCTGTTCAATAGAACCCGTCATATTATCACGCATCGAACCAGATTTATCAAGTAACAAAACCAAACCGTGGGATTTACCTTTTGGTAAAACAGTCATCTTGCGGAAGATATTATCTTCAACTTGGTACTTGTAAATTTTATTAATGTCAATATCACCTGTATCGGAGATTTTAGCCTTAGAGTAAGACCTTGCAGCCTTTTTCATTTCGAATTCTTTAGCCAACAAAGAAATATAACGGTCATTTTGAGTTTTGAATTCTTTAACCAAATTCTCAACTGTACCATTATTATAGTTAGATAATTCTTTGAAATGTTGTTCCATCAATTCGTGAACCCGTTTGTAACCCGTATATACAGATTTAGGATTCACCAACTTAGGCACATTCATGTAACGATAATCACGGCATTTTTCAGAAAGCAATTTGCCTTCATTATTTCTAAATGCTTCATCAGTAACACAATCTGGTTGGAATTCTTCACTTTCTTCACCGAATTCTTTAGAATTCTTTTCACGATTTAAGACATTTTGTTTTTCATCCAATTCTTCATCGGTTTCTTCAGCATCACCATCAGATGAATTTACATTTTGTTTTTCATCATCCGATTCTTCATCAGAATCTTCTGTATCATAGTCATCAGAATCTTCTGCATCATCATAATCATCACCATAATCCATATCTTCAAAATCATCATATGGTGCATTGATTTGTTTTTTCGATTGTTCATCTTTTGAGTAATCAAAAATTTCATCACAAACATTCAGAACATCAGTCCATGTTTCAACTGCCTCAACTTTAGCAAGCATAGCTTGTTCTTTTTCATCAAAGGCAATACCTAACATTGTACCACCTTTTGTATAAAGGTTCAAGCGGTCAATAAATGCCAAGTCATTTACATTTTGATTTTTGATACCGAAAAAATCACGGTCTAAAAGGTTAGAATAACCGTTAATGAATGATTTACGAATGCCTGGATATTTACGTTTGACTTTTTTCTCAATGCGAGCATCTTCAATCACATTAAGGAATCGTTTGTAATTTTCACCTTTATTACAAACGGCATCATGCCATCCATCTTTAGGTGTGTATAGAGCATGGCCAACTTCGTGACCTAACAAAAGGTCATACAAATCACCAGTCATATCATCCCAAATTGGACAATATAGAACACGGTTCAAAGTATCAAATTTTGCGGTTCTGATTTTTTGATGCTGAATCGTAAGATTTTCAGTAGCGAGCAATTTCGCCAATTGTGATTTTGATTCGACACTATAATTTTGCATAGTTTACCTATTTAACTTTTAATACGACCATTGTAACACAGGTAGATGGTATTGTCAAGCCTTGTTGTTGCTGAGAAACAACACTCTAAGTTCTTGATTTATATCAGTATTTTTACTTACTTCATGCAGTATTTCAGCCACACCATGAGTTTTGAAGGCATTTACCACATCGGTAACGCAGGAATAGAAGTGTTCTTCTTCCTGTTCTAGTAAGGTGTGTGAATAATCTCTCATTGAAGTTATCATTATAACACAAAAATTGATTCTGTGTGGCAATAATAAAAAACCCCTATCACTTTTGGGCAACAGGGGTTTTAGGTTTCATTGAACTGGAGATTTAATGAAAGATGGAGCGGTGTCTTTGAGTTTCACAAAGTTAATTAAGGGGGTACCGAAATCTGTTATCCAACCCACCGCATATTTTTTACTATGTTATAATTATATAGGACTTTTTTCATAAAAGCAAGCACTATTTGTATTATCTGCCTACTTGGCCAAGATACTTTGCCTTAGTTTCTTCCCATGTAAGATACATCAAGTCATCATAGAACAAAGTTTCGGTTGATACCTTATTTTTCTTCTTTAGAAAACCAATACGACCCTTAGCGTGTTTCTCTTTCCATATCGTTGTCAATGATTCATAACTGGTATCAAATGATTTAACCAATTCAGTTTCTTTGATATCACCACGCAAAAAGTCAAATGAGTTATTATATAATGGACTGAAATAAATGCCACGATGATGTTCAGCTTTAATCAATTCTTTTGGTATACCCATCTTAGAGTAAGTAAAGTTTAATGAACGATTCTTGTGGTCTCGTTTATGTGGTTGACCACTTGCCTTCTTTGCAACATACCATTCAAAATATTTACGAGTATGATTTGCTTTCAACCATTCACGAATCTTGTATCGTGTATCTCTATTAGGTTCGAATGATACGGAACCAGAGGAGAAGCCCATAGGGTTCCAATGGTCAAGATTATCATACTGTGATAGACCACCAGCTTTAGTTTTACCATACAATGATGTTGTTGTTACACCAATCAAGGTGTCACCATATTGTTTCTTCCAAAGTTTTTGCACTTCATCTGAGAGGCAAAGCAATGCAAGTAATTTACCGCCAACATAATTATAACCAAGTGGTTGAAACGGAACAATCGTAGAACCAATTGCAGTATGATTAATCATGCCGCCTTGTGTCTTGAGTTCACGGGGCCAACCAATTGCATTATCCCTAGGTGTTAGGTCAAGAAAGTCAGATGAAATACAAATAACACCAAGATACTTACCAGTCTTATTGTCTGCAACAAGGAAATTAAGGTTGCGACCAATGTTACTATTGTTCTTCATTGTTGAAATGAAGTTTCGTGCGGTGTTCCATCTTTCAGGTAAATCACTACGTTTAATCTTATCTTCAACAACTGTACCATCAACACCTTTGCGTGATACAGAACCAGAATCATCGGTGTAAATTAGAACAGGTTCAAGGTTCAAGTAGTCATCAGGACTTTCAGGCAACCAAATGTTACTCTTAACTTCATCTACCAATACTTGTTGTTTTGGGTCAAGCAATTGTGTTTCTTCACCAAACAAAGTATTGTTTACGAATGTAGGATACTTTTCTTTGACTTCACACCACTTCTGGTATAGAGTGTATTCACGAACATCCATTGCAGACACATAGGTAAGGTCTTTGATGGTTTGCTCACGCAATTCATCTTGATTAATATCCATAAAAGATTCTGGCGGGTTGACTTCTTGCCACTTACGCCATTGTTCTTCTACATCATCTTTTGGATCAAACGAATGTGCCATTATCTTTTTGAAGCCTTTTCACTTTTTTAATTAACTTCTGTTGTTTTTGTCTTGCCATTTTTAAAGCTAAAGGTTTTACATATTCAACCATACGAATACCATTCATGTGGTCTAGTTCATGTAGAAAACATCTAGCAGTAAGACCTTCAAATGTTGTATTGATTAATTTACCATTAACATCATAAAACTCCACATCGATTGATAAAGGCCTTTCAATGTTTAAAAATAAACCAGGAAAAGATAAACAACCTTCTTTATTTTTTTCTACCGCACCAACGATTCGAATCACCTTTGGATTAAT